CAAAAAAAAAGGTTGACAAATTATATTAACAGAGTATTATACTCTAAAGGAGAAAATTATGAGTGCATTGAATGACAAATTAGATTACATTATCTATGAACTAACAAGAGTAACAAATGATTTAAACAATTTGAACAAAGAAATATGTAAGCAAGATGAGGTTATAAAGGCAAGAGAAGTTGCTGATTTAAAACTTTACAATGTAAATAAACTACTTGATAATGGGAGTTAATCATGAGTAAATTTTCAGAATTAAGAAAGATAGATGTAAGCCAATATGTAGAGAAGAAAGGTAAGTTTAATTATCTATCTTGGTCATGGGCTGTTGACCAATTATTACAGCAAGATGAAAAAGCTACATGGCAATTCAGAGAGCCAACAATCTATCCTGATAATACTATGATGGTGTGGTGTGATATAACTGCCTTTGGCAAAACTATGACATCTTACCTACCTGTTATAAACAATATTAACAAGGCAATTAAAAATCCTGACGCTATGGCGGTGAATACTGCTATGCAAAGATGTTTAGCAAAAGGTATTGGCTTGTTAGGTATTGGGTTATACATATATGCAGGTGAAGATATACCTGAAGGTGACCCTGCTGAAATATTATGGCAAACTTATGAGAAGCAAGGGAAAGATGGTGCAACCGCTTACTACAAAAACTTAAATGAAGAAGAAAGAAAGCATTGTGAAGAAGTTATTGAGAAAATAAGGAAGGATAGCAATGGAACAGAGAAGTGATGAGTGGTTTAAGGCTAGGCTTGGCAAGGTAACCGCTAGTCGTGTATCAGATGTTTTAGCTACCATTAAGAGTGGCGAAGCTGCTACACGTAGCAGTTACAGAATACAGTTAGTAACAGAACGCTTAACTAATCAAGTTACTAGAAGTTATGTGAGCGAAGCTATGCAACATGGCATAGATACAGAAGACGAAGCTAGAGCCTTTTATATGTTTAGTAAAGATAATGTAGAAGAGGTAGGATTTATAGACCACCCTAAAATTGCATGGGCTGGGGCTTCGCCTGATGGATTAGTGGGTGATGAGGGAATGATAGAAATAAAATGTGTTCAGCCTCATACGCATACGCTAACATTAATTAATAGGGATATGCCAAACAAGCATTTGTCGCAAATCATGTGGCAACTAGCGTGTTGCCCTGAAAGAAAGTGGGTTGATTTTGTATCTTATCAGCCCTTGTTTCCTGAGAATCTAAAGATGTTTGTCAAACGAATCTATCGTGACGATGAGTATATCAAGCGTCTTGAAGATGAAGTACAAAAGTTCTTGGCAGAAGTTGAGGACACAGTTCAATTTTTACAACAAGGAGTGCAGTAATATGGCAGAGCAATATGATAACAATATGCGTTTTGCAATGTTTAAGAACAACAAAACAAAAGAGACGCAACCTGATTACACAGGTAATATTATTATAGACAATAAAGAGTTACGATTGTCTGGGTGGATTAAAAAAAGTAAAAATGGTATTGACTATGTAAGTGGTCAAGTATCAGAGCAATTAAATAAAAAGTCTGGAGAGTCAAATGAAAGCCCATTTGCAAAAATGGAAGATGACATACCATTCTAGGTATTTAAAGGCTAGTCCTGATAAAGTATTAAGATATGTAGAATTAGAACGGTTGAGATATTTACCGCGTGACGCTAAAGTATTTAATACAGAGGTGGAAGGTAAAGGATATCGAGTATTATTGTCTAAATATTTTGTTCAGCATAAGCCTGATGCTTACGCAAGAATAATGGGGAAGTTATGAGCTTCCCCTTTGTTTATTACTTATTCATTACATACATTGTTACTTCGAAACCGAAACGCATTTCAGTAGCTGATGGTTTTGTCCACATAAAATTACTCCTTTCTTTTTAGATTTATATTATTTCTAATATAGGTGTAATTATACTATGTATGCTAATGTTTTTATATAGTTTTTGTATTAAATAGGGGTAATAAAAATCATGAGATGTATAATTGCAATAGGAACTTATACTGTGTTAATATTAGCTATGATTTTTTATGGGTACTCATCATACACCAAAGATAATTATAACTATCATTGTAAAAAAGGTAACTTATATAAGTCAGCTACGCCTGACAGTTATGTATTTATAGAAACTAATAGTAGATGTTTTGATAAAAGAGATGAGAAGTTTGCTTCTAGCATTAAGAAAGATAAATAATGAATTATGAAGAGACATTTGAATACAGACGATTGTTCCATGCTATTTTATTTCTTGCTATTAGGGAAGCAGCAAGTGTTCGTCAACAGAATGGCAAACAAGTTGCAGCAACAAGGAAAGCATTAGAGTGGTTAAATGGAGATAGTGATATGTTACAGGCTTGCCTTTATCTTTCTAACACAACTAAAGAAAAGACATTAGAAAAAGTTGCAGAGATTGAGGCTCAAAAAAAACGCAAAAGAAAGGAGAAAAACTAATGACAGACGTTATTAACCCTGACCATTATAAACATGGTGGCATTGAAACGATTGAATACATCAAAGCTAAGATGTCACCTGTTGAGTATTATGGTTATCTAAAAGGCAATGCTTTTAAATACATTAGTCGAGAAGGTCTAAAGTCTGAAAAGATTATGGACAAAGTCGAAGATTTAAAAAAGGCACAATGGTATATCGAGCAAATGATAAAAGTCCATCAATCTGAAATAGCAGCACTAGAGGCTAAAGTTAAAGCTGATGAATGGATTGATGATGAACTACATGACGAAGCCTGATGAGTATGAAATAAAAAAATTTTACTGCCACCTATGCGGTGAAGAAGCAATGTTTATGGATGTAGAAAAAAAATGGTGGTGTTATTTTAATTGGAAAGATTTTAAAGAGCATCATGGCATTTGCAAAAAACAAAATAAAAGTAAATAATCCAAAGTGTTGTGTGTGCAAGAAAGAAGCTAGGATATATTATTTAAAAAATTGGTGGTGTTCAAGTGAAACTTGTATGGGTGAATTTAATCTAAAAGGATATTGCAAGAATGACAAAGAAAAAAGAAGAACCAAAGAGGGAAATTAAAGTACATAACTTTAAGTGGGAAGGGATGCCATACACAGTTACTTTTATTCCTAGCGAAGATGGATGGGATTTTCAGTTAATGTATGAGCAAACATATAAAATTATTACTAAGGGTAAAGTGTGAATTTATATTCAGTAAAAATTTGTATTGTTATTTTATTATCTTTATTTATTCTTAACGGTAATGCTGAATCATTATGGACTACTGATGGGGATTTAATTATTGTTGAGGGGGAGTCAGATACTAAAATTAATATTGATGATGAAGGTGCAGTTGGGTATGAAATAAATCCTAGTTCGAGTGAGCCTACATTTATTTACGGCACAGAAGCATTAACTGTATGTATGCCAACATCTGCTGGAATAATGTGCAATTAAATTATGTTAGAGTTTATTCTCATCATGTATTTAGAAACAGAAAAAGTTTACATAGGAACTTTTGAAAGTTGTAATCATGCAGAGCGTTACATAAGAGAGAACTTGCCACCAAGAAAAGTAGATTATGGTTGCTTGCATAGAAACTTTATACACTTACCAAAAGACCTTAAAGAAAAATATATTTTTTATAGAGATGATTTGATTGTAAATTTGGAGGGGAATAATGAGTAAAGGTTCAGGTCGTAGACCTTCAAAAGTATCAGATGATAAAGTTCAAGAAGCATGGGAACGTATCTTTAAAACAACAGAAAAATTAAGGGAAAAAAATGGCAAAGATGAGTCCGACACAGTTAAGCCTAAAGCATCTAAGAGAGAGTGGTTGGACAACACTAGCGATTGTTGAGTATTGGAATCCGTTTGCTAGGGTTCGTAAGGACTTATTTGGTTTTATAGATATACTAGCTATTAATGACGAAGGTGAGGTGCTAGCGGTACAAACAACAAGCTATACAAACATTAACGCTAGATGTAAAAAGATTGCAGAGAACGACAATGTTGGCAGTGTCAGAAAAGCAAACTGGGGAATACAAGTGCATGGCTGGAGAAAGAAAGATAATAAATGGGAAATTAAAATCGTGGATGTCTCATAATGGATATTGAAAAATTATTTAGAAAGTGGGCACAAAAACATAAATATAATTTAAGAATAGATAATGAATATAAATTATTTATTGACGGTGAATTAGAAGATATTGATGTTGCAATAAAGAACAAGTATTCAAGCACACATACTCAATCAGCTTGGGAAGCATGGCAAGAAGCATTTAGGATAACAAATGCAATTAGGTAGATTGCTATGTATATTAGATGATTGGGCAAAGTGGATGAAAAAAGA